TGGGGCGAATGCGTATGAGCTAAAAGAAATCGCAATGAGTATGAGGGATGATAAATTGGATGTTGATGTTGAACTTCCAAATGATGTTAAATGGGCCTTAATGATGGCAGTTGATTCTGTGAGAACTAGAATTGGTGTACATAAGGTTGAACCATGGTCATTTGAACGTGCAGTTGAAAATTTAAATCTAGATACTGGTGCAGGTTTCTCATTTCCTAACAAGAAGAAAGGAGATGTTTTGGATGATATCAAGAAGGGTGCAAAGGATATTATCACTTCAGCGAAGATTGGAAAACAATCACCATGTTTACCAACTTTACTGGGAACGAGAGGACATTTACGTGACGTACGATCGAAGAGTAGACGCATGATTAATGTTGTTCCAGCAGAACAGGTTTTAGTTGATTCCATGTTTGCAGGTCCTATCTATGAAGATTCGAAGAAATTAGATGGATTAATGTATTTGGGAAAAGGAACCTTACGTAAGCTTAGAGATGATAGTATGAAAGGATTTGCAGGTTATGAAGTTAAAACGGATTTGGTAAAACTAGATAGAAAATTACAGGTCCCATTAATGGATGTCGCCTTCGGTATTGTTCATGACAAGATTGACTTTGAACATTGGAATGGAAATGAAGTTCGACCTTCAGAGGTTAAGCGATGGAATCGTGTGTTTGATGCTTCAGTCGAGTATACATTACATACACCGATTATGTGTCCAGATGGCGATGTCTTCTATATTAATGGAGGAATGCCTTCTGGAAGTAGTTGGACTCAGTTAATTGATACCATTTGCATGGCATTGATGATTTTAACTGCTGTGTTCTATTTTGGTTACTCTTTGATTGATCTAAAAGTTCTAGGTGATGATGCACGTCTTAGAATTGGAGATCGACCAAGATTAGAGGAGCTTGCTGCGTTTCTGAAGGAATGGTTTTATGCTGAATTATCAGTCAAGAAAACTTCCATACAAAGTGGAAAGAAGATTGATCGAGGATTCATTGGTTACAAGTTTCGAGGAACTTATCCATTTCGTGAAACTATTGAGTGGTTCTCAATGGCATTTCACACGGAAAGAGAAAATACTGATATTGGTATTAGTTATTCACGTTTAATTGCATTTATGCATTTAGGTGGTGTACGAGATACTAAGTTCAGTGATTTTTTCATGTTCTTTCAAAGTGGATTTGAAATTCCTGATGAGTACTTAACACTTACTTATGATTTAAAAGCAAAGAGAGATTATGCTGGTTTAGACATTGAAGTCAAGAAGTTGGCAAAGTACACATTAAAAGATTTTTGTTTTAAACTAACTTTATAAAACTGTTTTCGTGCCTGACGGCACG